CGCCTTTTTGAGAGACATCTTGTATTGTCTCTTGCCATATTCCCCATACTTTCTTGCAACGGTGCTTATTATTTCTGCCCACGACGCATCTCTTGTAATTCCTGCTTTACGAGCTGGAATCTTATATTTGTATGTCCCGAGAAGTCCACTTTCAATTGCCGCAAGCCGTATGTTATCCCAAGTTGGGGATATGCTGTACTTTCGCAGTTTCTCGGCCATATCCATAAACTGGTAGTATGTAAGACTGCGAACATTCCTATCTACTAATTTTATCCTCGCAGGACGTGCAGACAGTTTCCTTCCGACAAAGATGTATTTAAGCCTATTGGCTTGTGGCGTACCAGCAGGAGGCACAACATTCTGCCCGTAGAATATGCGCTTGACTATCGGGTTCATCTGGCGCACCTCGAAAAGTTATACGAGGTCTCTAACAGAATCCTCTGACGTATTTAGGAAGATGCCGTTCTCAGAATGCGCATCGAAAAGAGCAAGAAGTTCTCTGCCATACTGCGTTTGAGAAAGCCAGAAACTGAAATCGTCTGATGTAAAAGAGTTTGGCTTGGTAGTCTCTACCGATACAGAACCTACGGTAGCCTTAAACGCCATTCCTGCCAATCCGCCAGTCGTATCACCACCACCAGACGCATTTTCAAGTCCCTGTTTGGTAAGTGCGGCAATATGTGCAGATAGCAGGAATAGCGCATATGTTCTCTGCGGTTCTTGCAGAGGAAATCCTGAGAGGGCATTCCCGATGTGCATCATAGCGCGTTGCCCTGCGCTTTGGACATACGGCCTCTTATAAACCGTTTCATCCGAAAACTCCGGGAACGACGCCAAAAACTCTTCTATCGGGAATATCCTCTGCATGAAAAATTATCCTTTCTTGCGACGGCGACCCTTCTACGATGGATCTTTCCTCTCTTTGCGAAGACGCTTCTTCTCGTAAGACATCTTTCCGGCTTCCTGCATGCGCACTTTAAGAGGAGACATGCCGTCAACCTCTCCGATGTCAATGGATCCATCCTTGTTAAATGATGCCCCTGCGTTCTCTATCTCTTCTTTCGTAATTGGGCGAGCAGGGTTGTTCTCGTCTTCAAGCATATCGGACTGTGCGATAGCATCGCCCTTATCTTGGTCGAGTTTCTTTCCGCGAACAACAACAATCAAACCGCGGGCAATATCGCTCCTAAACTTTGGAATCGACATAAGTTTGTCGAGAGCCTTATCATCGACGAAAGTAAGAACGCTTATAGGTATAAGAGTATTCCTGCGTTCGAGCGGACGGTTAGATAATAGCTCTGCTCCACCTACAACACCAGAGCCTCCATTTATCAGAATGCCCGGACCGTCTTGGTGAAATTGCCCATTGATTTTAACCCACTTCGTGTAGGTGAACGGCGCAGTGCGCTTGGATATGATTGTGTGTGTCATGATTATTCTCCAACGGTTTAATGGATGAATGTGTTTTTGTTTTTAAGGGCAAGGGCGAGGCGGTCTTATGCCGTATCTCGCCCATGCTTTAAGAGAGTTGCGCCTTATCAGGTGCCGCTCTCGCTATCGGAATCAGCATCCGTGGTGGTATCAGTCGCAGTGTCAGTACCGCTACCCGGAGCATCGCCATTCGCCCAGATTCTCACGCCGAGCGGACAGGCGCAGATAGCACCAGCCAGAGACGAAGAATAGGCCTCCTCGCGACCCTTGACAGACGGCATCGCACCAATGAGGCGCAGTTTGCTCGTCTCGATGAGGTTGATCGTGTCCATACCAACACCGGGAACTGTCTTGGCAAACACAATCATCTCTGGAGCGCCATCATCGGCATCGTTCAATTCCGGCTTGAACGAGAGCGTCGCGGCCTTCCAGTTCTCGGCAAGCCACTTATTCGCCGTGTACCCGGTGACGGTATTGGGAATCGTAAACGCCGTCTGCCACGCGAGCGGAGCCGCGATGGTGACAGGAAGCGTCTCGATGTCGCCATTGCCCATGAGCGAGTTGGCGAGATCCTGCTTGATGGTAGTCAAGCAGGCAATCACATCGTCAACAGTGAGAGACGCGCTTCCCATGTCAACAGGAAGGTTTGCCTTGCGTCCGGCAAGATTAGGCTCCGTAAGAGCGCCGTAGAGTTTCTTTCCGTCAATGGCGAGGCCGAGCCAGAAGAACTCGTTGTTGAAGATGGAGTTATCAAGAACGATAGCATCCTTCTTATCGCCATACGGATTGCGGCGCATTACAGCACCAACGGCCTCTTCGAGCTTCGTGACTTCGAGTGCCCACTCAAGACGGATGGTGTCGCGAACATCCCAGCCGTAGTTGTAGGCGGCATACGGAGCGCGAGACCAATCATCATACAGTGCGTGACGAGCGGTCAGTTCGCGGGTCTTGAACGCGATTCGCTCGGTAGTCCAATCACCCATCACCTTGGTGCCGAACGTCTGAGCCGCGGTACGTCCGCGATACAGGACATTTATCGTCGCCTCGTTGAAAAGGGTGAAGAACTGGCCAAGAGCGTCGATGTTCGCATCGCCAAGCGAAAGCCCAGCATCCTGCGCAAACTTCTCAATCGCGGCCTTATACTCGGGGTCTGCGTCCATCACGCGCTTGATAGCGGCGGCGTCGCACGAAAAGCCCATACGCTCCGCATCTTTCACGGAGAAGTCGGACTTCTTCATCGCATCCGAAACAGAGAACCCTTTTAGGGTCATCTCGGGGGACACGCTGTCAGTGACTATCGTAAAGTCAGGTTTCATGTGTGTGTCTTCCTTTCTTTATTAGAGGAAACGGATAAGGGCGACGGGCTGGCCGACAACCTTTACCTTGCCTTCGGTGGTATCGACAACCTCTTCAACTTCATCGACTTCAAGAATCTCGGCAACCGTGCCAGAGGCATTGTACACGAGACCGTTGTACGACGTGGAGTAGTTGAGTTTGGCACCCTTCACCCAGTTGTGCGCTTCGGTATGCGTGTCAGAATCCACGTACGTCACAGCGTCCGTAGGAACCGCAACATACCATGCGCCCTTCTTGGCGACGGCAACCGTAGCACCCTGCGGAACAGTGAGTGTAGCAACATCGCTCGGAAGCGCCATGTTCACATGCTCATTCGGGTTCACGGCGATACCGATGCCGTTAGCCGCGCTCGTGGCGAGCGTCACAACATTGCCGCTTCCATCAAGCATAACGGCGGTTCCCATCTTCACGGATCCACCGGCGATATAAGGATCGGCAAAATACGGCTGACCATTCCCGTGCGTTCCGGGAATACCAGTAGCCATCCTCTTATTGATTTTGGTCTGCATCATTTCTGCATCCTCCTTGTGTATTACAAACTCGCCCTGTAATCGGCGAACGAAACTTTCTTCGTGACGGACGCGCTGTCAGTCACTACCGTCTTTGGCGCACTACCAATATTGGCAATTGCAATCCTCAGAGCCGCAATAGCAATATCAGGCTTTGCGTCCTTGACTATCTTCTGAATGCTCGTAGCCCTTGCACCTTCAACGGTAGAAGCATCAATCTTCATATCGCAAATGTGCTTTATGAGGTCGGCCTTCGTGCTGATGCCATCCATCGAGATCGTGCCAAGAATAGGCTTGCAATCGGCGGCAAGCTTCTCCGCATCCTTGAACTCTGCAACGGCATCCTTACACGCATCAGCCTTCTCCTGCTCGGCCTTCTTTGCGGCTTCGGCATCGGCGGCTTCCTTGGCCTTGGCATCCTCTTCGGCCTTCTTCTTGGCCTCTTCCTCTGCCTTGGCTTTGGCTTCCTCCTCTGCCTTCTTCGCATCTTCAGCGGCCTTCTTTTCCTCCTCCGTGGGAGTATTCAGAAAGTCCTTGCACTTCGCGCGGACTTCATCGGAGCAACCCTTGAGGGCTTCCACGACTTCATCTGCGGAGAGTTTACTAATATCCATATCGGGTTTCTCCAGTTGGATTTTTTCGTCACGTACAAACGCCCCGTCTGTGATTCGGCAATCGTGACCGTTTCTTGCCTCATCAACTAACGCAAGGTGATTTCCACACCTCAAGTTCGACTGGACGAAATCATATTTCTCACCCCTGAATACACCTTTCCGTGCCACGAAATCACAACCATAGGCAAGGGATAACTCGCGCTTCCCATCGCGGATCTTCTTTATCAGCGCAGGCGACCAGACATCAACGCGGCCTTGCAATTCGTTTCCGACAAGTTTAACCTCGGTAAGAACGCCTGCTTCGCGTTTTGAATCTGGATTAGCCATTCCATCAGCACTACCGATTACGGTATGATCATCAAGAAGTGGCTTGGCATTGAGGGATTCAATAAACTCTTTCTTGGCAATCTCGGATTTTGGACGATAGACATTGTAGATTCCCTTGGGATTCAACCCAAGTTTACCATCTTGGTCGATTTCCTTGCCGAGATACTGCGCGATTCCTTCGCAAAAGAACTTGCAGTCTCGATAGGTATCAAACCCATTCATGTCTGTCTTCTTATTACTTGCCATCGTCTATACCCTCTATCACGGTATGGTGGCCGCGAGCGGATTTGTCGCCCTTTTTAATGGCCTTCGCCTCTTCTATGAACTTCTGCGCCCTTGCTTCCTCATACATAATCTCGGCGCGTTCCGTCACAGTTGGCACATCGACATCGCCAAACTTTACGTCCATCTCCACTGGCTTTCCTGTCATGCAGGCAGTCGCTATACGGCACGTCTCCTTTACAATAGGAACCATCTCGTTCTTCTGGAGAATTTTCTCTTTCTGGGCGTACAGTTTTACTTCGTAGTTTCCACTATTTGCAAATCCTGTCAGCTGCGCCATCATGAACTTCGGGGAAGGAATGTCAACTTCTGCGCAGAGAATGCCGTATTGTGCAGTCGTGAGAGGCATACACTCCGAAAGATACGCATCCATTTGCTTGGCGTTGGAGTTTCGAGGAACAACGCGAATGCCCCAGTTGTTGGCATTGGCCGAGCAATTCATCAAGAACTTCTTTGCCCATTCTGGATTGGCAATCATCTTGCGAATGTCCGCTTCCATCACAAAAGAACGCTTCGAGCGCAAAAGCATCGAAGATTCATTCGCGCACACCTCGGCAGAATATAGGCGTTCAAGAATCATTTGCGGAACAGACGGCCCTTGCCACCTATACATCGGCTGATAAATCTTGCTCGTGGGGACATGGCGACGGAAGAATATCCATGATCTATGAATCTTCTTCGCATAGCCACTTCTATCAGTTGAGCCGTAAACCACCCATCTATTGGGAACCATGTAGAATTTATAGGTTGGGTCTGTCAATTCACGGCTATTTTCATCAAATTCCGGTGAGAGGTAATATGGCTCGATGTTCGTCCATCCGAGAAATGTCTTGCCCTTCAACTGGCTATAATCAACAAGAGGACTTTCCATGTCCACATCATCCTCGGCGAAACATGGAACCATCAATGCCGCACCAAAGCAACGCTTGTTGTGGTCAAAGATGGTCATTGTTTCATCGAGGTTGAATTGTTCCATGTGGAACAAATCTTCCAGTTCGCTTACAAGCGTCTTGTCTTTGCCCTTACGCGGCGAGAACTCAAATCCTGCGGCAACGGCATCTTCACCCGGCATGGAATCGGCCTTGTTCACAAAGCAGTTCTGGTCGAACCATGCGTTCACTTGATCGCCAAGGAAGAAGTTTCTTGCACCAAAATGTTTTACTGCCTTACCAATCGGGCCCCGAAATGCAGTTAGATGCGACGGCGGTATCGAACGGAATCCGAGCGGTATTGGTCCATTGTACTCAGGCTCTGAAATGGAAATGCCATTTGCGCTATCGCAAACGATCTTTTTGGAGCATCCGTTTCCAATCGGTATTTGTGACTTTACGAAGATGTTGCCCAGAGCTTCCGCATTCGACACCTCATCCACCGTATCGAAATACGATTCAGCACCAGAAGTGTCATACTTCTGGCGCAACGACTGCTTCTTTGCAGGCTTTGTCTTCTTCGCTCTTTTTTGCATAATTTATCCAAAATGCGATTTCATTATAACACTACTCATCATCAAAATCAATTCCATCGAAATCGTCAGGCTCCGGAAGATTGTCATCGTCTTCGTTTTCAGATAGGAAAGACTTGTCAGTGTCCTTAATTTTGTATTCAACATTGTAGTCGGATGAACGGATATTCTCCCATTCCGCGTATCTTGCACAGTCTGGGCAGTGGTCGCCTTTTGTTCCAGGTTCATCCATCGGCGTTCCGTCTGGCGCAATCTTTGATTCAAACATCAAGAACTCTTCTGCGGAATGAGGGCATCTGTCCGGGTCGATGATAATCTCTATGAGACCTTGGAAGTATTTATATCCCTCTTTTCGTCCATTCTCTCCCTGCTTTGGAGCATCCTCAACTGGTATTCTAAACTTATCTCCAGAAAGAATCTCCCTTGGTGCATCCTCCTGCGCATCGCACCAGATGGTATCATCCCTGCAATCCTTCGTATGCTTCAACACCTCTTCGGCAAACGCCTCGTATTTATTTGAGCCATCGGCGGGTAGTTCGTCTTGGTATATTTCATCGAAGATATACATTCGGCCTTCTTTAATGTATGTCTTCAAAAACACATTCGGGTCGATATATCCCCAGTCGATACCCATATTGAAGTAGTCGAACTTCGAAATTTCTTCATCTGTTATTTTACGGATTGTGACATTCTTGAAGAACTCTCTGCCAGTTCCCGTCACCTTCCCGAGGTACATATGCGCATACTGTACAGGTTTCAACTCCTTCATTATGCGGATTTCATTCAACGCCTTAGAACCTATCCACTTCTTTGGCATCGTAAGATACGTTGACTTATGTAGAAGGCGATTGGGCTTTACGGCGGACAACTTTGCTTCGCGATTTATCCAATCGAAATTTGACTTTGGTGGATTGTATGTGAGTATCGTCATGTACTCCATGTCGCCTTCATCATCGTCGCAATTATCCCCTGTCACTTCTCCTTCTTTACTATCATCTCCACCGCGAAGAAGCGACGAAACTGCCTGATCTATTTCCTCCATGCTCTTAAACTGCTTGGCTTCCTCGAACCACGCTATGGAGATATAGCCTTTCTCTACGGTAATAGAACGCACCTTCTCTTCATCATCAAGTCCTACAAAGAATATCTGCTGCCCTGTCACTGTGTTGGTGATCGTCATGTCAGTCTCTTTTGGTACCCAGTCGAATAGTTCGAGCCGTGCACGAACCTTCTTCATCTGTTTCCAACATGACTTACGGATGGAAGATGCGACCTTACGGACTATCACGGCGTTCTTTGAAGGATCGTTTATCAAAGCAAGCCAGATAATGACGGACGCGAAATAACTCTTCCCACTATTGTGATTTACAATTCCATTGCCAATGTAGTTATTATAGAACGGAACGAAAATATCATAAAACTCTTTCTTGCCAACATCTCGTATTGACACAATAGATTCTTCTATGATATATTCATGGATGTTGTTTATCACACCATTCTTATTTACGAAAGAATCAGAATATGAATCATCTGCAACGCTATGAGAAAGCATGTCTCGAAGCGATGAAAGAATATCACATTCCAAATGTTCGCTTTGGGAACAAGAAGAACGCGTGGAATCGAGAACAAGTTGCGCAACTTGCCGAACTTTGCAGGCAAGGTCTTCGCTCTTATGAGATTGCAAAGATAATGGGTAAATCTCCGAAGTCAATTCAAAAAGCGTTTCGTAGATTCCACTTCCCGACATTGAAGAACATTTGTCCTCGTAAGGGTGAGGACAACCATCTGTGGAAGGGTGGAATTCATTATGGGAAAAATGGCTACATCTATTATCGCCGTCCGAATCATCCGCATGCGAATCATGCTGGATATGTATTTGCCCATCGGTTAGTAGTAGAAGAACATCTTGGAAGGTTTCTACTTCCGGAAGAAGTTGTGCATCACAAAGATGGAAATCCCTCGAACAACGATATATCAAACTTAGAATTGTTCTCGCAAAACGGAGAGCATCTTCGTGCGACATTGAAGGGTGTTCGTCATAATATGACTGCCGAAGGACGCTTGAAGTTATCGACTTGCGCAAAAATGCGCTGGAAGAAATATCGCGAGAACAATTCAATGCCAAAAGTCGGTCGCCCTGCTTCAACTCATAGCAGGAAATCCACCCGCGAGCGCAAAGGAAACGATGTTCAGCCGTGACAGATATACAACGTCCAGACGATGTAAGTATTTCAAACATCTGTTCTGGCTCATATCTTGTTGCAGAACATCCTTGCGCAACAACTACATTCCCTTCTGCGTCATATGAATAGATAGAGCCTCCGCCAAAGTCTTTTATCTTTACATCTCCATGCGGAGTTGAAATTATAGTATCTCCATCTACGCAGGCTCGGCCGCCTTGTAGGAACAATTCATCGTATTTGCATTTTGGAATATCGCCTCGCAATTCCCTGCCATACACGAATGGAGAAATCTCATTCCATACAACGTTCATCGCAGGATTCCATAAGTCTTGAATAGGAATCTGCCCATTGCTCTTTGTTTTCTTCGTAGGTGCAGGCGAATGGCTTTTCGTCTGCGCAGTCGCTTGTACAGACGATGAACTTGCTATTGGCTTCTGTGTAATAACGGTCATTGCCTTTCGACAACCTCAGCATCAATTGCAGGCTCCTGCTCTTTCATATCAAGCGGAATACCGTCGGCATCTACTGCGACAACTGGAAGTGCAGGCATAAGAACGACACGGCGAGGCATCTTCATGCCAGACAGTTTGTCTGCATGGTCTCCAAATTTTGCAGGGCGCAATTTGCGTAGGAGAAACTCCTGCTGTTTCTGTTTGGCGATTTCGTTGCGTCCGTTTAATGCAAGGTCAACAGCCGCCGCCTCGATGCGTTGCGCCATTTCTTCTTGCGCCTGTTCGCGCATCTCCTTCAACTCAGGATCAGATTCAAGAAGATCGTGAACGACCTTGACCGGAACGTCAACAGCTCTCGCGATTGCGGCATCAATAGGATACTCCCCAGACACAAGCATCTCGATAATCTTATCGCGCTTGTCTCTGGGGATATTGACGGATGGCACTACGCCGTTATTCTGCGCTGTGACTGGCAACCCCATTGAGCGTCCTCCAACACAATCCCTTCACAATGAGCAGGGTTTGCGACATTCCATCCAGAATAGCATGTACGCCTGCGATAAGGCCCGCCTCGCGTTTCGCCTCTTCAATTGCGTATATTCCAACGTCGCATGAATCGTGCAGGGCCTCTATCAATTCGCGGTTGCTCTTGTCTTTCGTAACTTCTACCTTTTCAATGGCGAGGCGATGTATCTCTTCCTCCGTCGGGGGAAGCATCTCTTTCGCACCGAGATAATATGCTTCCTTCAAATCGTCCTCTCCATTGCCAAAGTCAACTTTATCGGCAAGTAGATGAAGTGCGTAAAACCATTCATCATGCGAACGGTAGTGCATATCCTTCGCAATCCATCTTATGGAGCATATCTGCGCCAGAACTTCAAGCATCTTATCGTCCATTTTTCATTCCTTTCTTTTTTGCCACATTGGACATTCTATTCAAAAGCCATTCAGTGCTACCCTTCGCAAGGCCATACTTGCGATCTAACTCCTTGCACCTTCTTCTATCCTTCTTCTTCATATCATATTACAATACAATATATATTACCATACCATATATTACCAGTAGGTATTGATACCCTATGGATAGGGTATCATGGTTTGGTGATATTAAAGTATTTTCTCCTTGCATATTCTGCCATTAAAAGCGCCTCTGCCATTCCGTCGCTATCTACCTTGCATCGTTTTGTTGGACGCAGGCAAGTACCGGGGAAAAGTTCTTGCGCTCTCCGTATTGACATACCCTTGATAAACGCCTTTTCCGTTCCACGTGGGAACACCAGAGAAAACTCCGACTTCCACTTTCTTGGAGATACGAGGTTGTACTGGATTCTTGCGTATGATAGCATGCCTTCTATAATTCCCTTGTTCCGCCCAAAAGAGAACATCGAAGTCACGCCTTGTCCGGGCATCGCATGCACGTCTTCAACCACGGCACGGCATCTTTGATTTGACATCTCTCGGCATATAGCACTGTTTATAACAGCACGATACATTGTAATATCAAACGGGCTGACAGAAATCACCTCCGCTTTGTCTGGTATGAAAGCGGAAATCATAGCGACAGCACCTGCCGCGCCGGGGTCGAATCCGAGAAAAATCACTTATTCGCCTTCATTGCGAGATTGTGAAGCATTGCGAAGTCCATTGCGAGCATAAGGAGTTTTGACTTTATGGAATCCACAACAACTTCAAGTTTCACACTGTCAGGAATGTTGCATTTCTTCACTTGAATCTTCTCTTTGAGATTCTTTGCGCTTACCTTTTTCGGTGTCTTCGTGATTTCGCTCTGTGCCTGCGCCTGAGCTTTCAACATGGCACGACGTTCGCGACGGCGAGCATTCTTCCTGTCACGCTGTTCCTGTGTGAGAGGCTTGCGCACCCTCTTCTTTTCCTGCTTCTTGGGCATTGCCTTCATCTGGATTTCTCCTATTGTTGTTGGTTGTTGTTGTTTCAGAAAGGAAGATCGTCAGCATCTCCGCTTGTGCTTTCGGATTCTTGGACGGCTCCCTTTTCCAAAATCTCGCAAGACTGGATGAACAGTTTGTTTATGGCATATACCTTATTCGTTCCCTTGCTCACGCCTTCAATGAGTATCGGCATAAACTCGATGCGTACCTTATCTCCGGCACTTACGTCTGGAACGAGATCCTTTTTCTTTTCCGACGTTGAAAACATTACGCGTTGCGGATACTTCAATCCGGTCTCATCCGGATTCGTGCGGATGGTGAGTTCTTTACCGAATCGGTTTTCGTTAAACTTGCTCACATATCCAACGAACTCATACTTCACATATACAGCATCATCTTCTGTCATTTTGATTGTGTCCTTTCTTTACTGTTTAGTTTCTCAATAGCGTCTTTAGCGCGCTGCGCTTGCCGCTCTCTGAAATCTACAAGCCATCTTGGAACCGATCTTGGTGCCTTTCTTGCCTCTTCTGTCGGCAAAAACACCCAGTTGCAATTCTCATGTGTGATGTCGAAGTGATGCGTTGCCATGATTTTCAGGCGAGTTTTGTATGGCAGGTCACTCTCGCGCATTAGGTTTATAACCCATTGTGGCAACGGTTCATCTCTCTCTTCGTCAAGTGGACATCTCGACTGGACGCTTTGGTGGATTATCTCCCATCTGTCGCCATACTTCTCCTTCTGCCTTGGCTGTTCCAAGACGCGAGTTATTGCATTCTTCTCGATCATCTTCCCGACATCTCCAATCTTTGAGCCCTGCGCATTGCAATCCTACTCCTGCGCTCGTTCATTCTTTCAAGGGCACTTGCTCCAAGTTCAAGGCATTGCCGTACTATATCTGAGAAAGCAAATCCATTCGGTATCAGCGAGTGGATTCTATTTTTTATCTGCTTCGGGACGACGACGCAAATGCTTGCGGAATCGTCAGCCATCTTTCCGTGTCTGGACATCTGTTGCCTGCTCCTGCTTCTTCAAGTACCGCACAATACTCATTGCCGAGCGAATTGCCTCTCTTTCTTCTTTTGACGCAGACCTACTGTATCTATACGCACATTCAGCAACGAGGCAAAACTTATCTTTGTCGAGGTAGTGAGTAAGGATAGCCACTGCGGAATCCATTGCAACTCCTATCTCTGTCGGTGAGAATGGGAATCCTGGCTGTGAATACTTACGACCTTTTCCCCTTATCCATTTATTATATTCTCTAAGAGTTTTTACTATGTCTTTTAATGTCATCATGATATACGCTCCTTCAAAACGTGGTGTATTATACCATATCGGCATTTTCAAATCAATTACTCAGTAAATATTCCTTCCCAGAGCGCATCCATTGTTTCCTTTGATAGACCAAGCATAGTCTCTTCCATGCGGTATCTGTCTCTTCTGACGAAAGATTCTTTTTGCCTCATCTCGCGAAGCTCAATCCTCTTGTTCCGAATATCCCTAATCTCATCAGACATATTCGCAAGCCTATTCGCAAGCCTCTCTGCTGCTGCCTTCCGTTGGCACTTCACAGAGCAATACTTTGCAGTTCCGCGCACAGATTCAAACTCTTTTCCACATACTATGCATTTTACTACTATGTTGATTTTTTTATGATTTTGTCTATCGCGTTCTATCCTCGCATTTATAGAGCAGGCATCCGAGCAATACTTTATTCCTTTGCGATGTGGCATGAACTTCCTTCCACAATATAAGCATTGTACCTCTTGTAGAGGATGCTTGTCACGATACCACTTTTTCCTATCTTCCCTCTTTACACATGACATACCCACCTTCATACATTCGCGAGAACATCTTTTCTGCATGCCCTTTATAGGCATAAACTCTCTTCCGCAAATGTCGCATATCCGTTTTTCCAGTGCCATATTATTTCTCTCCTTTCGTAAGAACTTTTCTAACCTTTTCCCAATACTTTACTGTTGCCTGCTTGCGCCATCCATTAGGGCCTCCATTGTGGATGCGCGCAAAAACTTCATCGTTTGGCTTCTTGCGCCAAGATGTTTTCATGTATATCCTGCCATAATGTGTCAGATACTCACGCACCGCTTGGCGCGATTCCTTACGATTATTTGGATCTACACGCCTGCCAGTAATGCGATAAACATCCTCGATGTACGCAGGTGTTAGTTGGTACACGTTTGGCGATGTGAGCCCATTCTCGCTTTCAACGTCGGCAATCGCATCCAGAAGTCGGTCGCTTGGCGTGATTGTGCATAGCATCATTGCCGTGAATGGGACGCAAAATACTGCAAATATATTCATAGTGATAACTCTTGTTGTTGATAGACCTTGCTGGAGCAATGGCGGCACCTTTCGCAAGCTGGCGGCTCCGGCGTCTCGATTGTGAACACCTTGCCGACAGCCCCGTGGTAGTACATCACCTTGCTTGCGGGGTACGCGGAACGGATCGTGCAGAAGGGGATTCGCAGATTGCCAAGGAATATGAGCTGGATGTAGTCGCCGCTCTTCAGCGGGTACCGTCCGCCCTCGTATGTGGTATCGTAGTCAAGCAGCTCCTTCGGCGTGTGCGCGTCAATCTTGATCGGGCGCACCGCAAGCAGCTCCGCCGAAGTCTGCCCGTGCAGCTTCGGGTATTCGTGTGAAAACCTGATCGTGTTCATTTCCTCGCCACCCCCGCAGCAATCGAAAGAAGCCTGTTCACGTCCTGCGCAAGCCGGAACGCGGAAATCTTCTCGTTCGTGGTTGTCGTTTTCGTCTCTTGCACGATCACGCGGCAGTCCATGCCGTCGCGCTTCTCCTCAAACCTAACGGTCAAATCAGTCATTATTCACCTTCGCTTTCTCTGCACAGTCGCCGCAATCCGCAGTGATTCTCCTCGCTTGTTTTCACTCGGGCTTCGCAGTTCGCGCATGCGTTATGCCCTTGACAGAAGTAGGAAAATGCCTCTTCTCGGGCTTCTAATGTTTTGTACTTCTCTTCGTTCGTCATGTTGTCTTTTTCCTTTCTTATTTGTTTAAGCCTGCGAACACTCGTACGCAGAAATCACTTGTGCTTACTTACCATCTCATTCCACTTCTTGACAGCCTCTTGCCATAGTGATACGAATAGAGATGCACATTCTGTTTTTATTTTCATGGTATCGTGTGGGTCTGCTACTTCAAGAGACTCAATCGCATCGGCAAGATATGCAAATCTTCGACATATACTATCGTCAATCACGATTCCATTTTCTTGAACTTCAATTTTCATCATTCTCCTCCTTGTCTTTGCTTTTGTTATGATAGTAGATTTGGTTTAACAGCATCACACACAGTATAGCCATGATGAAAGCATGACAACTATCATGATGCTTATAGGAAGCGAATGCACATATGGCGATTTGAACAGTCCCTTGTGCTATTGACATGAAGTATTTGTTCATCACTTCACCTCGCCTTCGTGTAGGGCATCTGCGCCCAAAGAAATTCGCATTGTACAAGTTTGATATTCAACCTCTTTTCGTTCAACGGACATTTCTCGCACACTTGGCAGAACTCATCAAACCTTATTGCCTGCTCTTGCGCCGTGCCCACGTCGCAGTTGCGCGGCGGCGCGGAGAGGGCGGCTTTCATGAAGTCTATGTCTTTCTGACTGATGGTCTTGTAAGGAACGCCCTCCTTCAAGTCCAGTAGGGATAGTGCAAATACTACCGCCTCGCGCAAAACCTTGGCGTTTCCGCCGTCCGCACAAAGCTCGCCGTGATACCCCGTCTTTCCGTGGTAGTAGCAGCTCGCGTTGCCGCATGTGACACAGTCCTTCATTTCGCGCCGCCTTTCTTTGCTGCGGCAAGTAGCCACTCGCCGTAGGCCAGCTTCACCGTTCCGTCCTCGTTGCAGTTCTCGCGCTTGCCCGACCATGCCCACCATTCGTCGTGCAGCCGCTTCGGGTCGCCGCCGAACCTGTCGCAGTTCCTTGCAGGCGCGGCGAGGGCGGCGCGGGCGCATTCTGAAATGTTGTGTGCGAGACAGCGCTCATGTCTGAACGCATAAACAGTCGCGTCGGAACTTCCCAACTGACAGTCAATTTGCTCGCCCATGTTGGCGCATTTCTCCAACGCCTCGCGCATGGCCTTAATGTTATTTGCTTCCATCGGTTTCTCCTTTCTTTGTCGTTGCCTTTGCAAGTAGCCATGCGGAAAATACTAATTTTGCAGTTGGGAATCCGATGCCTACTCTGCCGGGGTGAACCTGAATGTTGGTAGATGTCCAAACAGATAGTGCTTTACCATACTCTGGATATAGGTCGCAGTTCCTTGCCGGCTCTTTGAGCGCGGCGTTTGCCCATTTGCGTATCTGTTCGATGTATTCTTGCGTCTGCGCGTCGTTTGGCCTCATGGTCGCGCAATCTGCGTATCGAGAGATATTTACAAGCGCCTCGCATATCGCCGCCGCGTTTCCGACAGCAACCGGAACCCTCTCCTTGAGGATTGTGGTCGATGCGGTCTCGCGTACCTCTACACGCTCTCGCTTCCAAGCAGCCTCTATTCGGTCAGGAAATTCCTGATATCCTAAGTATGCAACATACCTTGCATCACTGGCATCAGATTTCGCATACGGAAAGAACCGCTTTCGCATGTCCGCGATGATGTTTGCTATCGTCTCTTGCTTCTCCATCATTTTACCTCGCTTTCGGCGGCAGCTTGAACGACGACCAGATCAAGAAGGAGTGCAAGCTGGAGTTCCTTTCTCGCTCCCTTGGAATCCTCCCATCCAGGCAAGAGGTAGATGGCGTCGCAATCTGCCAGAAGTGACAATTCTTTACTGACAGCCTCCGCGAGCAATGTCGGCGAGCTTGCAAGCTCTTCAGCTGTGCCGTACCTTCCGCCAACACATACAGGATTGACCGTTAGCCACCCCTCCTGCTCAAAAAGCAGCTTGGCGGCCTTGTTGAAAGCCGGATAGTTAAACTCCGGATGTCCCTTCATCGGACCTGCAATATAGATGCTTGGATATGGTTTCCTAAGCTTCTCTTTGGCTTCTGATAAATTCATCTCTCCACCTCGCTTTCATCGTAGGGCTGTCTCCGCAATAGATTCCAGCTGTGCCGCCCATCCGTCCTTTAGGATGCGGTCGGCGACTTCGTAGTCCTCCCGCATTTCGGCGGCAACCGCCAGCACGGAACGCAGCGCGTGCCGGACGCGCTCGTGTGCGGCGTGGATGCGGTCGGCCAGACGCTCGTCGTACTGCGCAAGCGTCGGTTCGTTCCACGCCTTCGCCCGTGCGCGGATTTCGGCCTCAATGTCGGCCATGCTCTCGACGGTCATTTGCATTTGCGTACCTCCATCTTCAAGGTCATTACCTCGATTTCAAGGGCCAATATCCGCTTGCGGTATTCGCGGCTGTAGTCCTCCAAAAACGATAGCCGCGTCCTGTCGCAGCCGCCGACACACGCCAGAAAAACCGTAATAGCCGCAACAAACGGCAATGCTATGTCCGACATCGGTCAGCCCTCCCTCGCAATGCGCTCCGCGTACTCCGCCGCCCTGTGCGGGTCGGTGAAGGTAGCGACAAGGTTGCACCGTCCGGCCACCGTCTCGCGCACCTCGTAATGATGCACGGTAGCGACGCCAACGCGGCCAAAGTCCATAGCAACGCTTGCCCCGCCCACGTCAAGGTTCGGGTGCTGGTTGTCTGGGTGCATATACGCCGTCTCCACCATGTTGGCGAAGCGCGTACGCTGCATTATCACGTTAGCGGTCGGCAACATGGGGCTTGCGCATTTCAGCATGGAAATGTTCATGCGCAGCTCCGCCACCGCCTCTGGTATTGTCTTGCCGCTCATTCCTCCACCTCCACGACCTTGCCGTTCTTCACCGTGTACCATGTGTCGGCCTTGTACTTCTTGCCGTCGATGCGCACCATCTTCGCGCCATGGAAAACCCAGTCATAGTCTGCGTTTTGCCGCCAGTCCGCAAGGACGATATGCGCGCCCTTTACACCTTTGGCTTTTCCGAGTATGCCCCAGGCTACCGCAATAGCGGTTTCGTGTCCGGCCGATGCCGCGCCTTTGTAGCCCGTGGCCGATGCCGCGCCGCTGTAGCCCGTGGCCGATGCCGCGCCGCTGTCGCCCGTGGCCGATGCCGCGCCTCTGTCGCCCGTGGCCGATGCCGCGCCTTTGTAGCCCGTGGCCGATGCCGCGCCGCTGTAGCCCGTGGCCGATGCCGCGCCGCTGTCGCCCGTGGCCGATGCCGCGCCTTTGTAGCCCGTGGCCGATGCCGCGCCTCTGTCGCCCGTGGCCGATGCCGCGCCTCTGTCGCCCGTGGCCGATGCCGCGCCGCTGTCGCCCGTGGCCGATGCCGCGCCGAATTTTTCGTCGGCCTTCGCCTCCGGCTCGATCCTCGCCATTGTGTAGTCTATCGCGGCCTTGACCAGTCCGGCTATCGAGAGCCGTGCGCCGATCTTTATCTTGGTCGCTGCTACCTTGGTGTCGCCGTTGTCTTTCTTGTCGATTTTTCCGTCCAGCTCCACTTCGTGGTAGACCGAGCCCGTTCCGGGTTCGTAGTATCCAAGGCAGTCGAGCGGATGCTCGCAGGCGTGGAAGCCGCAGTCGCAGACCTCCGCTTGATCCGTCTCGTACTCGCCGCCTTCCTTGTACTGAAAGCCTCTGCAAGTCATGTCTCGATTAAAGCCTTTGTACGCTTTCATGCAACACCGCCTTTCTCTACGAGAAGTATATGTTCCATGTAGCCCAGAAGCTTCGCATCGCCGCGCCTGATTTTGCGGTAGGATTTTTGACGTAGAATTTGTCCATCCACTCTTGCCACTGGTAGATGTAGAGGTCTAACACTTTCATCTTCATTTTTCATTGTTTCTACTCCTTGTCTTTTTCTGGTGGTGTATTATACCATTCCGCTCTTACTGATGCAACGCTTTTCTTGTCTATTTTTTCTTACTACTCTGTTATCATTACTATCGGATACACGCATACGAGATCGTGACATAACTTCATGGCCTCTTTACCATAATACTTTTCGACACATTCGTATAGGCACAATTCTTCTTCAAGTTGCGAGCGACTTTTCAACAGTCGTTCAACCATTGTCGGAGATACGCCAAACACATCGGCAACGCAGGAAGGTGAAGTATTCATCAACTTTGCAAGCCTTATGAATTGCGGATCAATAATCTTCATGTTCTTTCCTTTCCACTTTTAATCTCTACATATCAACTTGAAGTTTCGCGCCATCGGTTCATCGTATTCTGTCAGATAGTTTTTCAACCCATCCAACTGATGAAATGGACACTCCTCAAACTTACAGAACAATATACGTTCTGACTTATTTTCGGGGAGGATGTTGTACCTTCCTGCCTTATCCAAATCAGTACGTCGAGCAATTACTCTATTCTTACAATAGATACATCCGCGAGCATTGATAGTCTTTCGTTCAAGACGACGGACGCATAGATTTTTTATTTTATCTGGTGTGAGTTTCATTTTGCGAATCTCTTTTCCATCTCGCGCAGGAGTATCCTCCATGCACCTGTATTGTCGGTGTGGTACATCTCCGCAACCCTCTTCACAATTCTCCACGTTCTTGCATAGACCATTGGGTCTATTGGAATGTGAGGAAGATACTTCGTCTTTATTGGCTTTCCTTTTTCATCCTTCTCCACCGTGCATGGGATAGGACTTGCCTTCTTTCTCAATTCCCATACAGAATCATTTTCCTGCAACCACGCAACTGCGAGTTGCATCCTATTCTTTGTTCCCGCAAGATGGAACGCTGCTTCATGGAGCTTCATCTCTTCATCCTCCTTTAATCATTTCCAAATACGATTCTTTCGCGCTTCGACTTGCCATTCAGTTTCAGCACGACACACATTTCAAGTATGCGGTCGAGAACACGCATGCCATAGATTTCATTCAACTCGCCAGACGGATGGTTTGTTGTGACAAATAGCCTCCCGGTTCCAGAAGCATGGTACTTCTGTATGAAGTCTCCAACAATGTCTATTGTGTTTCCAAATTCCTTTCGTATTTCCTCACTCCCCATATCATCAATGAATACATTAGTTCCAAAAAGAAGTCTGTCTGGACGGGCAAGACAGTCGAGATCCTCACGGCTCTTGCAGTAGTACCATGATGGAAGTTCGCTTCTAACAAGGGTTTTCATAATTCTCATCAGAAACGTCTTCCCGCATCCGGCGTGTCCAGTAATGAACAGTCCACGCCCAGTTGCGAACATGGCGCTTATTGCATCTGCGGCATTTCGGAAATCATCTTCGCCTGCAACAGATTCATGCCATCCCATCTTTTCAAGGTAGGCACGAATCTTCTTAGAAGATATTGTTCGCTTCGGTGCCGTCGCCCTTGTAGTTGGCGTTAGCACTTCCGATACGTCTGGCAGTTTCATTTATCACCTTCCTTTCTTTCATTGGTTCATCTTCCCAGTTTCTTCCGTTAAGCCACACAAGAGGCGCACGAATATACTGTCCACCATTCTTTTTCCACGTATCGCTATTCTTCCATCGTTCAAGCCCTTCAAGGATCTCTCCCAAAAGGATGTTCCTTGTAAGGCACGACTTCATGTACTGCGCAAATTTCACACGGCACTTCTTCTTGTCTACCTTGCGCGGACATTCTGAAGGGTATGCCTTCCAGAACTCCTCGAACATGGCATCTATGTCTGCGCCATCGTCCACCTCTTTTTGCTCTTGCATTTCTGGTATTGGCTCACTCTCACTGTTGAGCACCTCCACTTTACGCTTGGCGATATCGTTTACCTTGTCTATCGTAAGACCGACAGTCGCAAGTTCGTTCACTATCGACTTGAATAGAGGATTCCTGTTCACGTCAATAGGTTTCCCATTCTTCATCCAGTTCGTAGCGATGTAGTCAGGAAATATAGCCGTATGCGATTTGCCAGGAACAAGTGTGATTATGTTCGCGAACTCTCGCAAGACGTCCTCTTGCGTAAACTGTCGCCCCGTATTTGCGGCAAAGTTTATCTGCCGCATATTCAGTTCTATAATCCCAGTCTTCTTTGACGCAAAATGGAATAGGTACATAAGCATCCTGAACTTTTCGTTGCTCAATTCCTGCACCCACTCTTGGTCAAAGAATCTGTCTTCAATCATCATGTCGCAATTCCCCCTTTCCAGAACAGATACATGATATTACATTACCATACATAACCAGACCAGTAGGTATTGATAGGGTACAGAATAAGGTATCCATACCCTATCTTTACCATGCTTGTCTTACACCTCCTTGGCCTCCACATCAACGGAATCTTCGGCAGGCGCAGGCTCTGGCTCTTTACTTCCACCGCTCCCACCGGACAACAGATCGTCCGCGGTGACACGCTTCGCATCTGACTTAGGAGCATCCATCTGAAACTCCTTATTGTCCTCAGCAATGACCTCTTGCATAGCAGGCGTGTTCTGCATGGTCTTGAACAGGCGTTTCAGACACGACTTCTTCATCATCTCTTCGTACCATTCAACCCATACACCGTTCTTGTTCTGAGACTTTGCGCGTACTCTCTCCACTTCCGCAAGCGACATCCTGCCATCAACATGGAGTTCTGGATTGTATTTTCCATCTGCGTCTGGAAGATACGCCCTAACCCACACGCCAACAATATCGCCGCGTTCTGTTTCATCCCATGCAACAACGGTGTGTTCTTTAAGTTCTCCGTTAGCCCACTTGAAGATGTCGTTCTTGCGCACAATATCCGCCGAGAACTTGACGGCTATCTTTTCCCGAATGGCCATGTCGCAGAGACCACGATATGAGAACTGCAAAGTACATTCAGGTCCATACGGAATGAGATATGCGTTCACGCCATCCGGCATTATCCTCGCTCGCCCTGCTTTGAGTATTGCATTGTAGAACGACGGCAACGTGCATCGCGCCAACTTCGCACCGACCTTCGGGTCTGCCAACTGCGCCAAGGCGCATGACATGAACCGCGCAACATCGTGCGCAT